CAACAACCCCTTTAGGAGGTGTTGCCATGCCCCATCCGAGCACGGCTCACACCCTTCGGCTGCTGGCCGCCTTCCCACTGGTGTCTCACCGCTACAGGAGATTAATCGCTGTAGCGGTAGACAGGTGGGTCCGCGCCTCGGGCTTCGACTGGGCGAAGGAGCGCGTTAGCTCCCTCGTCCAGTGGTTGTTGAAGCTTCGAGCCGGGGAACGTCCTGACAGGCCACCGTGGTGGTCAGACCGATACTTGAACTATGCGTATCGTGTCGCCACCACGGCCCCGTTCGAGAAGTTTCTCCAACTCGTCCAGGCCTGGCGGGTCGCCTTGACGGCATACGGCCAGTTCAAGACGACACCGTCTAAGGCGGACGTGGAGAAGTTCGAACGGGCTGTCGGGACGGCTCGCGTCCTCACGGTGCCCCTCGCCTCGGGCAAGGTCGTCGAGGTCGACACCGAAGATTGGCGCGCCCGGTTTCCTTTCCGGGCGTACTTCGGTGTCTCTCCCTCAGACGTCCTTCCCGAGGTGAGGATCCAGAGAAAGATCCTCCCCAATAACCCGCTGTCCTTGAAGCTCACCGACGGCCGTGGGAATTACACTGCCGTCGGTATGGAGCTCTTCAAGGACGCCTGGTGGGTGATGCAAGATCATATCATCCACCCACCAGGTACCGTGCCCCTATACTGGCCGCAGCTTCCGGTCTTACCAGATTTCAGACCGGCGCCCGGCTCAGTGAGGAGTCACGGTGCGGTCTATTGCCGGGTACAGCCTGATGGGAAAGCCCGGTTCTATTACGCTCCCCCGCGCTGGTTGCAGTTCCTGTTGGATCCTTGGGCCCGGGCTTTGTACCGGGCGCTCAAGGAAATCCCGCAGGACTTTACCTACAACCAGCAGGCCGGGGCCGAGCGTGTCGCCGAGTGGCTCAGGGCCGGTAGGACCGTATGGTCCTTCGACCTGAGCTCGGCGACGGACCGGTTTCCCCTTGCTGTGACCCGGACGGTCCTGTGGTCCCTCTCTTCGAGGGCTAACAGGCCGTGGGTGGATCTATTCTGCTGGATCTCAAGGCTTCCCGCTCGGGCTGCCTATCCCGGGGCCGGCTCAGAGGTCATACGGTGGCGTTGCGGGCAGCCTTTAGGGACTGTCCCGTCTTTCGCCGCCTTCGCCCTGAGCCACCATGCGGTCGTCAGGGCGCTCTGGGCCCGGCTCGGCGGCGATCCAAGGGA